ATCATGACCGGCGACACGTCGGTGTTGTTGGTCTGGCCCTGCCACTGCTGGAACAGCGCACGGTCGTGGGTCAGGAGCGTGAAGCCCTCGGCCTTGGCGTACTCGCGGACGGCGTACTCCTCGTCGGACCCAAGGCCAGTCTCGGGATCGACCGCCAGCAGCGCGGAGTTGGGATCGTCGGGGTCGGACAGGACGCTGGTCCGGTAGGGGATGTCCCGCCGCGCGTACCCGGCGAACCGCAGGTGCGGCCTGACGTTGTCCTCGTAGGCCATGATCGAGGCGACCAGCCCCGGCGTGACCTCGATCACGCCACCATCGCCCACCACACGGTGGACGTAGCCGTAGACATGGGGCTCACCCGGCTCCAGTGGGTCGAGCGTAGAGATGACCTTGCCCTCGGCATCTCGGATCGACGCGCCGTAGATGAGGCTCAGCGTCGTGTTGTACTCGGTCTGGCCTTCGACCAGATCGATGATCTCGACGCTGTCGGTGGGAGCAACGCGGTTGAGTTCCACGATCCCGCCACGGATGAAGTCCTCGACCAGCGCCGTCGTGAACGTGTGCGGCTCGGCCTCGTCCGCAAGATCACGGAAGACGCTGGTGGTGAGTTCGCCCAGTGTCGGCATCGTTCACCTCACATGGAGAGGGGCCGTGATCCGAAGACCACGGCCCCTATCGTACAACCCGTGCGAGCCCTTGTTACGGGGCGACCGGAGTGAGCGTGGCGCGGGCCACGCGGACGAGGCGGGGGTTGGACGCCGGAGCGCCAGCCACGTCCTCCTCGAACTTGACCACCTTGTGGCCCCACATGCCCTTCCAGCCGAAGAGCGCACGCTGCTCCAGCGGATCGGCGTGGTCGGCACCGGTCACCCGGTACGGCCGGATGGTCTGGTAGTCGCCCTGCGCCCACGCCTCGGGGCCGTGGACGATGATCTCGTCCGTGGTGCCATCGAGGCGGGTCGTCTCCACGAAGCGGATGCCCCGGAAGCGGCCCATCTCGCCGTTGAGGATGGCATCGGGCGAGGCGTACTTCGCCGCGTCCGTCCAGCCCAGTTCGCCCGTCTCGGACATGATCTTGGCGATCGTCTCCGGTGCGGCGAAGGCGTGGTAGGTCCCGTCCGAGAACATCGGGACTTCCCGGCGCTTCATCTGGGTGACCACGTCGATGATGCCGGTGGCGAAGCCCGCCGCCGGGGTGATCGCCAGCGGGTCCGCGCCCTTCAGGGCCGCGAGGATCGAGTCCTCGATGGCCTCGACGCTGTTCCACGCCAACTTCTCGCTGGCCTGCGAGTACAGGTCGAAGGGGCTGAAGATGGCCGCGAGGTCGGTGATCGCGACCACGTTGCCCTTCTGCGTCCCCTTGAACGCGAAGTTGGCGAGGGTGCCCTTGACGGTCTGCGGGGGCACACCCTCCAGCAGATCGACGGCAGGGCCGAGATCACCGAACACCGTGTAGACGAACTGCAGGGTGCCGGGGACGTGGCTGGCGCGGAGGGCCTGATGCATCGGCTGCGCGAAGACGGCGTCCTTGCGCAGGTTCTGCATCAGGTTCTTGATGACGAGGTTGGTGACGATCTGCGACCACTCGGCATCGATGTTCGTGAACACCGTGCCCTGCGTGCCCGCTGCGTAGGACTCGCCGGGGATGATCGGGGTGGTACCGGTGGTGCTGACATCCTGCCCGCCGGTGTTGCCTGAGAGGGCCAAGGTTCTGCTCCTACTTCTCCCTCAGCATCTGCTGATAGGCAGGCGTGAGGGCCTTGAGTTCACTCTTGAGTTCATCGATGCTCTTCTCGGCCATCGGCTTCGGTGCGCTCATCGCGCCACGGCGCCCAGCCGAGTTCGGGTCGATGATCGGCGCACTGGACGTTCCGTTGTCGAGGGCTGCCTCCAGTCCTGCCAACTTCGCGGGCTCCATGTACGCGATCCCGTCACCCAGAGTGGACGCAGCGAGCGGGTACTGGGCCTTCAGGCTGTCGATCTTGCGGGCCTGCCGCTCGTTCTCCAGTTGCTGCTCCAGTTCCCTGAGCCTCGCGGCCTCCGGGGACTCGCCCTCCGCAGGCTTGGCGGGAGCCTTCTGCATGGCCTCCATCTGGGCCTTCAGTGCTGCCGTCTCCGCGTTGTGGGCCTTGTCCCGTGCGCTGAACCGGTTACGCCAGAAGGCTTCGACCTCCTCGACGGTCTTCGGCTGCGCCTCGACGCCGTTCGGCGTGGAGCCGTCGTCACCGGAGCCCGTGGGGGAACCCGTAAGCGTTCCTTCCGTCATCCGTTTCGTGCCTCCTAGTTTGATCGAACCACATGTGTGGCGTCAACGCCACGCATCATCGCACGGGCATGCGCATCGGGACAGTCGGACCCGCAACATCAGGCGTGTCCGTCAACCCCTGCACCATCTCGTCCACTGCGCCCTGCGTCTGGCCGATAGCGTTGCGCACCGTGCTGATGGAGTTCGACAGGCCGAACCCGTAGTCGATCATGTCCTGCCCAATCCTCCCCACGTCCAGTGACGGCGGCGTGCCGGTGGCGTTCGGGTCCGTGACCTCGTTGCCCCATGCCGCCACACGCCGCTCCCACAACGGGCGGTTCACCGGGACCTCGTACGGCGTGGCGGGAAGCAGGATGCCCACCAGCCGCAGCATCTCCTTGCTCTGGTCGAGCCGGTCGCGGAAGTTGGAGTCGCTGTCCTTCTGCAGTTCGATGCTGTTCCACGCACGCTGGGCAACCATCAGCCCACCAAGCGGGGCCGGAATGCCGAACGGCTCGTACGCGAGGAACCGCACCATCTCGGGCAGCACCTTGCCCCACATGTACGAGGCCGGGTAGTAGGCGAAGTACTGGTGGTTGAGCGACCGCTCCAGCCACGACCGCCTGTTGCGGAAGTACACGAACGTGTGGGCCGCTTCCTCTGCCACGCGCGATGAGGTCACCGCCGCCTGATGGAACATCTCCTGCGTGGCGTCGAACGGGCGCGAGTCGGGCAGGCTGTCCTGCACCTTGAACAGGTCATCGAACAACGCCTGCATCTCGTTGCTGACCTTGGCGTCCGGGTTCGCCTTCAGGAAGTCGGCCGCTGCCAGCAGCACGCGCCGGAAGTACGCGAACGCCTCGCGCATCTTGGAGTTGGGCGCCTTGCCCGTGGCGAGCCACGTCTGGAACTGCTTGACGAAGTGTTCGGACACATCCGCGTTCCACGCCAGCGTGTCGGCCGGGTCAGCCTTGGCCCGGCTCTTCGCCAGCATGTCCGCAGCGGTGACCTCATCGGCCTCGGCCTGCCGGGCGATGGCCTTCAGGCGGGACGCCTCGATCTCGGCGTTGCCCGCCCGCTCCACGAACATCCCGTGCTTGGTCTGCAGGTCCGCGAGGTCGGCCTCGGCCTTCTTCAGCGCACCGTCCGCGTTGACCAGCGCCTCGGACGCACGCGCGATGCGTGAGTCGATGGACGCGATGGCCCGCTCCCGTGCGCTGGGCGCCATCTTCGCGGCCAGCGTCCGCGCTCGGTCGGCCTCGGCGGTCTTGCCGATCAGCCGATGCTCCGTCTCCTTGGCCGTGAACGCATCACGCGCCCGCTGCACGGCACGCTCTGCCGTGTCGATCATCCGGCTCGACTCGGTGACCGACGCCCTCGCCTGCTTCGCCGTCAGCAGCGCGGCCTCGGCATCGGCCGACGCCCGCTGCAGTGCGGCCACCGACGTGATGTGATCGGCCGTCGCCTGCGTGCGTGCGGCTGCGTTGGCCGCGATGCGCTCGGACACGTTCTGGCGGTAGTCGTCCAGCACCACCTGCCGCATCGAGGGCGACAGGTCCGGTTCGAACAGGGCATGCACCATCTCATGCAGGATGGTGGTGCGATCCTTCAGTTCACTGATCGCGATGATCCGCTTGCCGTCGGCCATCTCCAGCGTGGCGCCACGGACCTTCCCGCCACCGGCAGCATGGGCGAGCATCGACTCAATGGGGTCCATGTAGTTGTAGCCGAACCCGCCCTCGCCGGGGATGTTGCGGGCCTTCGCATCACCGGCCACGCGGGGCAGACCGCCCTTGTCGAGGTAGCCCGCCGCACCGTGGATGTCATCGCTGATCGCAAGGGCGCGGGTCGAGACACGGTCGAGCGTGTGCGACTGGCGCAGCACGGTCAACTCCGGGTCGAAGATGTTGCGGTACTCGTCCCACAGGTACCACTGGTACGCGCCGTTGCCGACCTCGTTCAGCCACGCATGCTCGGCGCCCTTCGCCATCTGGCGGTCCTTCATCCGGCCCAGCGCCTGATCGTAGACCTTGTAGTCGCCGCCGTAGATCGTGACGTTGCGCCCGATGACGCGGCGCAGATCGCCGTCCTCGGTGAACGTGGTCAGGAAGCGGTCGGCGTCCTCGCGGGACAGCGTCCCCGACTTCACCGACTTCTCGATCTGGCTGTTGACCCACGCCCTGAGCGCGACCGGATCGCCCGCCTTCAGTGAGGCGATGAGTTCCGGGTTGCCCTTCAGCACACCGATCTTCGCGGGCATGGCGTCGGTCCATGAGAACTCGCCAGCCTTGCGCTTGCGGCCCGACGCGATCCACTTGTCCACCACGTCGCCGCCCTTGGTGCCCAGCGATGCGCGGAAGTCGTTCCACTCCTTCTCGGCAGCGGCGCTCTTGAACTTCCCGGCGGCAGTGTGCGTGCGATCCCACGTGTCGATGGTGACGGCACCGACCATCTGGCGGTCCATGATCCCACGGTCGAACGCCTCGACCCCGCTCAGGTCGGTGGCGAAGTAGCCCGTCTTCATGGCGAGCCCGTCGGTCACGTTCAGGATGCGCTCCGCGAACTGCGACGGTGCCTCGCCCGGCCGGATGCGGTAGAAGGCCGGGTCCTCGGCCACGTCCTTCATCATCTGCATGATCGAGCCCAGCGCCCGGTTGGTCGCCATGTTGCGCCAGACCACGTCCGGGTTCTTGATGTAGGCGTACGGCTTGTTCACCGCCGCGCCCTCCATCGTGTCACTGGCGATGCCGCCCGGCGTGTAGCGCCACGGCTTGATGGCAACGTCGTCGTCCACGGTGTGGAGGTTCTTGAAGATCGTCTTCAGTGCGTCGATGGACTTGCCGTTGGCCGACGTGGCAAGCCCCTCCAGTTCGGCCTCCTCGGCCTCGGTGAGGGTGTCGTCAGCCTGCTTCCCCAGCAGTTCCTCCAGCCGCCCCTCGCTGGTCTTGATGTCCTCGCGCACGCCACGCAGCAGATTGAGCATCCCCTCGCGGGTGAGCGATGCGTTCGCGCCAGCGTTGCCGGGACCGTAGAACTCCCGCTGCATGCGGTCGTACTCGATCTCTTCGGCCCACCGGGTGCGGGCACCAAGCGGGATGCTCTCATCGGCCATCGTGGTCTTGATCACGTCCTTGGACGGGGTCTTGAACCCACCCTTCGGACCACGGAGCGCCGTTGCAGGAGCGGCCTTCAGCGCGTCGTACGCCGCGATCCAGTCCTCCTTGCCGGTGAGCGGTGCGGGGCTCCACGTCGGCGGCTGCTTGATCGCACCACGGATGGACTTCTCGCTCTTGGGAACCAGCCAGTCCATCGACGCCGCCGCCTCGCGCCAGTCGCCACGGAAGTTCGGATCGGACAGCACCTTCTCCAGCCGGTCGGCCACCATCTGGGTGATCGGGCTCATCCGCAGGTTGTGCGTGGCCCGATGACCGCCGCCCTCCAGATAGTCCTTGGCCGCTGCGCTGGCCGCGACCATCCGCTCGGCCGCATCCGACGTGGTCGCGCCCTTGCCGAGGAAGTCCTCGACCTCACCCATCGGGACGTAGTTGCCGATGCGGGTCGAGCGGGCGAAGCCGATCTCGTTCGTGGTCGGCGTGACGCCCGCCGCCTTGATGATCCCCACGATGTCGTCGTGCTGGTCGGCCAGCCCGAACACCGTGTCGCCGCGCTGCAGCAGGTGCGTCTCGCCCGCATCGTTCACGTCCACCAGCGCCCGCACCTTCATGCGCGTCTGCGCGATCTCGTTGCGGGTGAGGTTCATGTTGGGCGAGAGCATCGCGAACGTGATGTTGTTCACGAACTCATGGATGGTGTCAGGATTTGTGAGGTCGGTGTTGTGCGCCTTCCACGTGCGGCGGTACAGCCCGACCTTCATCGCCTCGTCGGTGATGTCGGCCGGGTTGATCATCTGGGAGCGCAGGACGTTCGCCTCCCAGACCGTCCACTCACGCTTCTGGTCGAGCAGCGCATCCTTCCCGCCCGGCACCCAGATGTACCGGTCGCCCATCGGCACCTTCTTCAGTGGTGCCATCGCGGATGAGCCGGGGCTGGATGACTCCATGCGGTCGATGATCCGCTTGGCGTCCTCGCTCACGGGCGCACCCTTCGCGTCACGCAGGGTGGCGCGGGCAAGCCACTTGTCCTCGACCTCCTAGATCGCCTCGGGCTTGACGCCCTTGCCCAGCCGGGCCACGGCATCGGCCGTCCAGATGCGACCGTTGACCGGGTCGGCCGCAGCCTGCATCAGGGCACCAAAGCCCTCGCGCTCGGTCGCGGTCATGCCGACGAAGTCCGACGCGCCGATGGACGCGGGGCCTGACGCGAGGCGGTAGGCCATGTACTCATGCTCGGTCACGTCAGCCGCCTTGGCCCGCTCCTTGATGAGCGTGCGCAACTGCTTGACCGAGTCCTCCGACTCACCGAACACGGTGTGCAGGTCGGACCAGAAGCCCTCATGGTCGAACGCCAGCAGGGTGTGGACGCGCTCCACGAAGTTGTCGGTCGCGCCCAGTTCCTTCAGGCTCGCCTCGATCTCGTCGTGGCTGATCGCCCCACGCCGGAAGTCCTCGCCCAGCACCTTGGCCGACGGCAGGTTCATGCGCTTGGCGACCGACTCCAGATCGACCCGCTTGGCGGCGTTGCCGAAGTGGAGCGAGCGGTTGATCTCGGACTGCAGGCTGTGTTCAAGGAACATGCCCTCGTCCTTGGCCCACGGGCTGCGCTCTGCCAGCCACCGGGTGGCGATCACACCACTGTCGGTGGTGCCATAGTGCGCCTGCAACTTCGGCCACATCGAGGCGTCGATACGGTCGAACCGCTCCTTCATGTCCTTGCCGAGTTCGCTGCGGTAGACGCGCAACTCGGTCATGGTCTTGGCCCGCTTGTTGTGCGTGGCCCGCTTCATCCACGTCAGCCCGAACCGCTTGGTGGGCTCATCGAGGACGGATGGATGCTTGCCCGCCAGCGTGGCTGCCTTGTCGCCCCACAGGTAGGCACCCGACCGCTCCATGAAGTCGAACTTGGCGAAGGCGTTCGACGCCTGATAGCGGTCCATCAGCCGGGCAGCAGTCTTGTCGATGTCGTCCGGGTTGACGGTCGTCGCCATCCCCCGCATCGCGGCCATCGCGTAGGGCTCGATGCCCTCCTGCACTTGGAACAGGACGGACAGTGAGCCGAAGCGCAGCCTCGGGTACAGGTTCTCGGCCAGTGTGCCGATGGCGTTGTTGCCGGTGCCGACCCCGACCTTGCGCTTGATCGCACCAGTGAACTTCTGGGTCGCGCCGACCGTGGACGTGCGCCCCTCATGCGCGATCAGGATCGCGTCCTGCAGGTCACGCGCCGTGACCTTGCCCTTGCGGATGCCCTTCGCCACGCCCTCGACCGTCTCGCCCACGGCCCGCAACTCGTTGATGCTCAGGCCGCGCGGCGTCGTGCCGACGATCATCGCGTGCTTCTGCACGGCGGCGTACAGGTCGTTGGCCGTCTTCTCGGTGAAGGTGAACTTGTCGAACCGCTTCAGCGGGTCGTTGATCAGGTAGTGCGCGAAGTTGCGCTTGGCCTCCAGATCGATCCGCTCGGTCGAGATGCCGCGCAGCAGCCGCTCGCGTGCCGTCTCCAGCCGACCGGGCGCGTACTGCTCGGCCACGTCGTCGGTCAGGTCGATCCACGGGTTGGCGTCGATGACGTTGCCCTTCTCGTCCAGCACGACGCGGTACTCGCCGCCGCGATCCGACCTCGGCCGCTGGCCCAGCGTGTGCCCTGTCTGCGCCGCCTCGTCGGCGTAGTCGCGCATGGCCTTGGGCAGGCGCTGCAGGTCGTCGGGCGTGAGTTCGGCGGTGAGGCCCTTCTCATGATCCTTCAGCCACGTCTCGACGCCGTCCATCAGGTCACGGCCCTTGGTGCCGTCGGCCGCGAACACGCTGCCCAGCGCGTCGTACTGGCGAACGGCGGCGCGGACGGCAGCCACGTCCTTGTTCTTGATCGCCTCACGCAGGATGGCGGCACGCTGCGACGTGAGTTCGCGTGGCCCGATCAGCGTGGACCGATCAACCATCTCGGCAATCGACGGGTCAGACCGCACGGCAGCATCGAGCATCGCTGACCGCTGCGCCGCCTTGAACCGGCGGGTCTGCTTGCCGAACGTGAGCATGTCGATGAAGGCGAGGCCGTCCTCGTCCAGCCCGTTGACCAGTGACTGGATGGCCTCGTCGGCCATCTTGCCGTCGGTGATCACGCGCATCTGCCGGGTGGCGTTGTCCCGCGCCTCGGCCATCACCTGCTCGCGGGTCTGCTTGCCGGTCGGCGTGAACGCGCGCATCGTCTTGCGGATGCGCAGTTCGACCATCGAGCCGAACGAGTTCTTCGCCATCGACTTCTCTAGGCGAACCTCGGCAATCCGGGTCGGGCTCACGTCCCTGATCGCACCACTTCGGGTCACGTCGCGGGCGATCTCGTCACCCACGGTGAACCGCGCCTGATTGGCGGCGAAGTTCCCAGCAGCCTCGTCGAAGATGTTGACAAGCCCGGCCCGTTCGAACGCACCACGCATCGTGGTGAAGTTCGGCAGGCCGACGGCGTTGGCAAGGGCACGGGTCGTCTCGGCCGCGACGTGCGCGTTGAGGATCGTCTCCTCGCCACGCCGACCCAACTTGCCCAGCCCGCCGAACGGGAAGTCCTGCGTGGCCTTGATGACCCGGTAGGTGGGTTCAAGGATCGGGCTCGCCGCGTACAGCGCCTGCTGCCTGATGCTCAGTGAGGCGATGGCCTTGCCCGCGAGGTCGGGGTGGATGCCCTGCGCGACGGCCTCCTTGAACAGCGCACCTTGGAAGGTGTTGGCCTTCTGCATGGAGGCGATGGTCTTGGGCGACATCTTGGCCTTGACCGACGCGGTCAGGCTCTCGGTCAGCAGCCCCATCTCGCCTTCACCGATGCGCTCCGCGACACGGGTGAAGAACGACTGGCCTGCCCGCTCGGCTGCGGTTGCGCTGCCCTTGGCGAGTGCGCCCGTGCCCAGCGTTGCCCACACCAGCGGGTCGGTGAAGATGTCACCCAGCATGTTGCCGATGGCACCGGGGATGTTCGCCTGCCCATTGCTCGCGGCAGAGAAGAACGCCTGCCCGTTCATGACGAGTTCATCGAGGACTTCAGCCTCGGTGATCTGCCCGGCCTTGAACTTGCGCTGCAGGTCGAGCAGTTCAGGCGAGATGTCGTCCTCGCTGGCCGTGGCGAAGTCCTGCGCCCGCGCCGAGATGTACGCGTCGTTGTGCCCCTGCACACCCTGCGCGTTGTTGCCGATGATCCCACGCTCGACGTAGCGTCCGGGGACCATGAGCGCCTTCAGCAGGAAGCCCAGTTCCTCACCGAGGTTGGTCGGCGTGCCCATGTCACGCAGGAGCGCAGGCGTGTCGCCCCGCTCACCACGGATGCGGTCGGCCTCCTTCACGGCACGGTTCAACTGGTCGAGGATGGCGAGCGGATTGCCAGCCGTCTCCTCCTCGATGCGCCTCGCGACATCGGGCGCCGTGCGGCGCAGGTAGTCCATGTCGCCCCAGCCGGTGACGTAGCCGTGGCCGATGGGGATGGACCCGATGATGCCCATCGCACCACCGATGGGCTCCAGAACCGGTGACAGGAAGCCGCCCACCGTGCGGCCGATCTCCCCGCCGATCCGCGCACCCTCTTCCTGACTGCCGCCGAACGGCGTGGCGAGGGCACCCGCGACACCGCCGAGGATGTTCCCGGCCGCGCCGCCGAGTCCCTGACCCATCGTCATGGACTCGATCCCGCCCATGCGCAGCGCCTCGTCCATGCGCGCCGGGTTGACCGGCACCTTGCCAGCCTGCCCGTAGTCGATGGGCTCGGCCTCGGGCGGCGCCTCGTACCGGGGACGGTACGTGGACTGCTGCATGAACTCGTTGGCGAAGCGGTTCCCGGCAGACCCTACGCCGCCGATGGTCGTGTCACGCCACGGCATCAGTACGGAACCCCGTACTTCCGGCGCATGTAGTCGAGGTTCGTCTTGCCTTGGTACGTGGCGGCATTCGGGCCTGCGGCAGGACCGTTCGTTCCGGTCACGAAGCCGGTGTTCGGGTTGACGATGGGCGATCCGGCAGGGCCGGTGTAGCCAGCCGTCGGGCCAGCAGCCGGGCCTGTCTTCGGCTTCGTCTCCTCCTTCGGCTTCGTCTCCTTCGGCTTCGTCGTGGGCGTGGCCGTCGGCGGCTTCAGGATCGGCGTGGTCACGGTCTTCTTCTGGGTCAGCGGCTTGCCGTTGATGTCCTTCAACTCGTACCGCATGTTGAGCGGACCCCAGTACCCGTACGCCTGCTCCTCGACGGTCTTCGTCTCACCCTCGCCCAACTTGCCGTTGGTCAGGTAGTTGGCCCACTTCTTCGCCTCGGCCGTGCTGATGTCCGGGGAGGCGAGCAGTGCGGCCACGCTCATGCCGGGCGGCAGCCCCTTGACCGTGGGCTCCTGCGCGTTCATGTCGATCCGCTGGTGCAGGTTCACCTTCAGTGGCCCGATGGAGAACGTCTGGCCCTCGCCACCGACGACCCTTCGGCCCACCGGGGTCATGAAGCCCTTCTGCGCCACCTCATTCGCGCGCCATGCCTCCACGTCGCGGGCCAGTTGCTGGCGGTACGCGGCGTTCTGCTCGGCATCACGGGCGAGGTTGGCCTTGCGCTCGGCCTCGGCCTTCTGCTGCAGCGCCCTGTACGTGATGTCGCGCTGCGACCCGACGCCCCAGTACGCAGCCGACTGCTTGGCGTTGACGGTGTCCTTGGCCTCCGTCTCGTAGGCCGCGTCGTAGATGGTGTTGCGGTACTCGATCCCACCACTGACCGTCTTGGTCGGGTGCGCCGCGAGCCAGTCCTTCATCTCCTTGGTCGGGTGCTGGGCGAAGTACGCCGCCTCGTTCCTGCGCACCGTCTCGTCGGAGAGTGAGGTGATGGCCTTCGACACGGCAGGCGTGGACTGGATCGCCGCTCGCGTCGGGCTGTCTGCCCCGGTCGCGCCGATGCTGTCACGGTCGATGGCCGCATCCACGGTGGCCTTGCCACGGTCAACGCCGCCGACCTGCACCCGCATGCCCTTGTCCGTCTCGCCCGTCTGGGCTCCCTCTCGGAACGGCGGGGTGTGCGACCACTTCAACTGGCCGTTGGAGAACACGCCGTACAGCCGAACGGTGTTGCCACCCCCGGCGTCGTAGTCCATGTAGTAGCCGACGTTCTCGTCCTGACCCGGAACATCGATCCTGTCACCGACCGGCAGGCCCGTGTTGGGATCGAGCCCGCCCGCGCCCAGCGCCTTGCCCTGCTTGTCCTTGGCAGGGTAGAGATCGACAACGATTGGGCGCGCCTTCGTGGCCCGAAGGATGCCGTCGCGGTCGGTCGTCAGGAACACGCCCTCGCCACCGAGGCGCGCGTCGTCCGGTCGCATCGTCTCCCAGTGCTTGCCGGTCGTGGAGATGTTGCCGTCATCGTCCGTCCGGGTCAGCACCTCGCCGCTCTTGATCAGGTTCACGGCCGTGTTCGTGGACTTGGACGCGTCCTGCAGATACGTGGCGAAGGAGTTGGGTCCAGCCTCAGCCCCGCCACGCCCGTTCGGGTCATCCCACACGGTGTTGCCCGTGCGCTTCCCGTCGAGTGCGTCGATGGTCTGGGTGTGGGCCTTCCACTGGTTGAACGCGGCGTCGTCGTAGTTCTTGCTGGTGGGGTCAAGGGCGCCGTTGGGGAATGCCTTCTGCAGCATCTGCGATCCAACGTCGTTGAACCACTTCCTCGCATTGCGCAGGGCTTCCTGCTTCTGCATCGGCGTGGCGTTCGGGTCCTCCAGCACGTTCATCAGGTCACGGCGCTGCTCTTCGGAAGCCTGCTGGTAGTCCGTCGTCTTGATCGCGACACCAGCCACCCGCGCGCTGGCCTTCTCCCGGCCGATGTTGTCGATGTTCGTCTTCGTGTCGCCGTACTTGATGGCCCGCTTCGTCCGCTCGTCGGTGCCCTTGATCTTGCTCTGGCGCCACGACTCGATCATGTCCAGCGTGAGGTCGCCCTTGAAGCCGATCTGCTTCTGCAGTTCGGCCTTCTGCCCTGCGTAGGCCGGGTTGTTGTTGACGTTCCAGACCAGCGTCTCGAACTCGGTGGCGTCATCGTCGCCAGCCGACTGGGTGAAGTTGCCCCAGCCGCCGTAGTCGCCGCCCGCGTAGCCCATCGAGCGCGTGGTGAAGTCCGAGAAGATGTCCCACTTCTTCTCGTAGGCGTTGTAGGTCGCCTCCTGCTGGTTCCCGTACGCGGTCGCGCGGGCTTGGGCGGCACCCGCCGCAGACCGGCGCGCGGACGCAGCCTTGAACTCCGCAGCCTTCGTCATCAGCGAGCGCCAGTTGGCCGAGTCGGACGGCATCTTGTTCGCCCACTTGCGGTAGAACGCGGCCATCGCGGCATCGCTGATCTTGCCCTGCTTGTACTTCAGGTACGCGCTGGACTCAGCGATGTTGAACTCGTAGCCGTGCAGCAGGTTGGCGTAGTAGTCGTACATCGGGTCGTCCTTGGAGACGCTGTCCCGACGCTCCTTCCAGTAGGCAAGCATCATGTCGTCCGTGACCTTCTTGCCTTCGAACTGGCCCCCGTTCTTCCACGCCTCCTCGATGTTGTTGTCGCGGACGCGCTGGTACTCCTGCGCGAGTGCGACGATGGTGGAGGTAAGGGAAGGTGCGCTGCGCGGCAGGCGCCCGAACCGTGCGGAGGTAGCCACTGACTAGCCCTCCTGCGCCGGGTTCTGGCCGATCTGCTGCTGGAGCATCAGGCGATTGGACGGCTCGCCACCCTTGATCATGGTCTGGTTCATCATCTGCGCGCCGGGCTCCATCATCGGACCTGCCCCCGCTGCCTGACCCTCGGGCGTGTTGCCGGGCATCGCCTCGGCTGCAGGCATCGGACCCTCACCCGATCCTGCCACGCCAGCCCCCTCACCGCCGCCCATCTCCCCACGCATGTCGGCCATCGTCTCACCCTGCGACGGCCCTCCCTCGGCGCCCTGCTCCTCAGGGTTCTCGCCCGGCCCCGGCTGACCACCCATCGCGCCCAGCGCCTGCTGCGCGTTCTGCATGCCCATCGACTGCAACTGCATGGCGACGGCAGAGATGACCTGCACCGCTGCCGGGTTGAGCGCCACGTCGGTCTGCTCGGCGCGGATGACATCCTGCTCGGCCTCGGGATCGTCCACCCCGACGCGGTCCATGCCGCGCACCCCGGACCACAACTTGCCGTCCACCAGCGTGCGCGCGATCTGCGCGGCTTCCATGTCGTCACGCGGGGTGAGCGACGGGCTGATGACCTGCAGGCGCGAGGCTGCTTCGAACAGCGGGCGCAGGTCGGAGGACTTGTTCTTCCACACGCGGACGGCCATCGCCCACATGTCGCGGCGCCAGCGATAGTAGATGTCCCGCTTCATCGAGATGCGCGTCTCGTAGTTGGCGACCAGTGCGTTGATGGCCTTGCTCGATGACATCACCGACGACGGCGCCATTCCACGGAGCAGGTCGTTCAGGCCACTCACGTCCACCAGTTCGCGGTCGATGCGGGTGAGGAACTGCTCCAGTTGGAACTCGGGCATCCACGGCTCGATCTTCTCGACGCGGTTCCCGGCTCCGGGGGCGATCACCTGCTGCGGCTTCGGCTTCAGCCCGGCGGGCACGGCATCAGGGGAGTCGGGTCCGACCAACTGCCAGTACTGGGCGTTGACGATGTTGTGCATCAACTGCGACCCGGACGAGATGCGCTCGTCCTTCTCGCGGATCAACTGCTCGATGTCGAACAGTTCGGGTCGGCCGTTCGGCACACCGGGGATGTACGAGTTGAACAGTGGGACGAAGGGGATCAGGCCGTCGTACTCGCTGAACTTCTGGTTCTGCACCACGCGGTTGCCGACGACGATGGCGTTCCATGTCGCGTGCTTCACCGCACGCACGGCCTTGCCCTTGTAGACCCGCTGCTGCACCGGCTGGCGGTACCAGTAGTCGGTGACCTCGATCTCACCAGCGGCGTACCACATCGCCTGCCGGGCTTCGTGCCACGTGGCGAACATGTTGCCGCTCATCAGGTACGGGTAGGTGTTCCCGTCCTGCCCCTGCCGCTGCGTCGTGACCAGCCCGTACTCGGCGTAGATCGCCTCGGGGGTCATCGTGTAGGTGTACGCCGCCCAGTCGAGGGTCTTGTAGTCGCTCTGCCCCCAGCCCAGCCACAGGTTCCGGGGCTGGTCGATGATCGACACCTTGGGGAAGTTCGTCTCCGGGTCCCACCAGACCTTGCCCGCCGTGCGCCCGTACAGGCCCTTGACGATGCAGCCCTTGTGGCCGATCAGGTCGAAGTCCTGATCCTCCTTCCACGCGTAGTACAGCCGCTCCACCATCGCGGCCAACTGGCGTGACTGCGGGTCCTCCCGCGCGGGCGTGACGTTCTCGACCGGGGTCACCGCCTGCAGGGCGGCTGGGATGTCCACGTAGATCGGCGGGGTGTTGACCGAGACGTGGGCCTTGCCGGGCAACTTGGCTGACGAGTGGTACCACCAGTGGCTGGCGCCCTTGCCGGGCAGCACGGCCTCCGTGGGCGGGTAGTACAGGGAGTCCCACCGGTCGCACGCCTGCGCGAACGCCGACTGTTCGGGCCACAGGATGTTGCGCCGGAAGTCGAGTTCACGGAGCAGGGCGAGTTCGTCCTCTGAGTACTCGCCACGCGACATGTCGGACTGACTGAACTCGATGGCCTTCTTCAGGTCGAGGACTGCCAGTGCCAACGCTCGTTCTCCTAACCCCTCGCGAGTCGCGCGAGCAATGCCGCCGCCTCGGAGGATACATCAACGTCGCCACCGCCGAACATGTCGAACGCCACGGACGTTTCCATGAAGCCGGGGTTCCTTCGGGCCACATCAACCGCCACGGCCAGCGCCATCACAGCATCCTGCTCGATCTTGCGGTCGTCAAGTTTGTAGCCCAGCAACTGCCGCCGCACCCCGAGCCACTTGCCGTGCCTCGGCAGGCGCAGCCGCCCTTCCTCGATGACCTTCTTCAGCGCGTTGAGCAGGGCCAGTTTCTTCTGCTTCGTCCCACCGAACTCGACCATCCGCACACCCTGCATGGGCAGCAGGTCGCGGAACATCTTGCCGCCGAAGCCGGTGGCGTCAACGCCCGTAGTGCAGGAGATGCGCCGCTCCGGGTCGTTGTACGCGTAGTGGTTGTTGGTCGCCACCGCCGACACGGACAGCGAGGTCTGGCGCCCGGTCTTCTGCTCCACATTGACGCCCGTCCACACCTGCCCGTTCGTCACGTCCAGCGTGAGCGACCACGTGGCGTCGTACGTCATGGCCGGGTCCACGCCCTGCACATAGCGGTGCCCGGCGACCGCCGCCTGCTGCACGGGCAGGTCGTCGTGGAAGATCGCCTCGACCGACTGTGCGCCGAAGAACGCGTCCCGTGCCTCGATGGCGAAGCCGTCAATGTTCTGCGGGATCAGGTAGTCGGGCATGCCCGCGACCAGCCGGTCGAACATCTTCTGGTCGATGCCGTACCCGATGTTCTCGCGGGTCGAGATGCGCAGCGAGTAGGAGTCGATCCGCTTCGACGGGTTGGCCGGGTTGCCTTCCTCCCACTTGTCCGCGTAGTCGGTGAGCCCTTCGGTCATCGTGCCCATCAGGAACAACTGCCCGCCCGTGGACAGCCGCCGCATGTGCAGCACCTCGTCCACGACGAACGTGAAGTTGGGATCGAAGCCCGCCTCGTCGTAGGACTCGCCGTCCATGTCCTTGCCGAGTGAGCCGATGGCCCGCTCGCCCGTGGTGCGGAAGTGGATCACCCCGCCGCCCAGCATCGGGTGCAGCACGATCATCAGGTACTCGCCCCGGTACTTCTTCGACCAGTCCGCGACCGCCGTGCCCAGCGCATCCGCGAGCGGGCACCCGCGCTTCTGCGCCTCATGCGTGCCCGACAGCAACTTCGTGATCTCGACGTAGACCAGTTCGGACACCTCGCTGTGGATGCCGAAGTGGAACCACTCGTACGACAGCGCGATCCACCGCTCGATGTCGCGCACGTCGAGCGGGTTCGGCGGGCGCTTGCCCATCTTGAACAGCGTCGAGTGCAGCACGACGACCGCGAGCCCGAGTGTCTTGCCCGCGCGGTTGCCCGCCGCCGTGCTGATCGTCAGGTAGCGCGGCTGCCAGCGTGACTCGTCGCGCGTGATGTACGCCTTGAACAGGCGGGACTGGCCGGGGTGCGGGTCGAAGCCGAGGAAGCGGCGGCAGAAGAAGTCCACGTCCCAGCGCGCACGCATCATGTCCTGCGCGAACGTCGTGCCCGTGAACGATCCGAACGATGCGGCCCCCGCCTGCACCGCCGCGTTCGCGAGGGCGCGCTTGGTGCGCCGCCCCTGCACCGTCTGCGGCTTCTCGGACGTGCGCTTGGGCGGCGTCACCCCTCGACCAGTTCCAGCGGCGCGAGCCCGTCACTGACGACGACGACCCGCCCCTCGACCACGTGCATCGGGGCCATCTCCATCGCGCCCGACAGCAGGCGCGCCATGTTCAGCGCGAGGTCGCGGTCGGCCTGCTTCTCGGCGCGGCGGTCGAGCAGCGCCTGCGCCTGCAGGCCGTGCGATGCGGTCACCTTCATCGCGCCAGCCGCGAGGAGTTCGGTCGCCCGCTTCTGCACCAAGATCGCGAAGTCCCGCTCCGCGTCCGTCTTGGCCCCCTTGCCCGACTCCCCGATGGTGAGCGCCATGTCCTCGGTCAGGACCGGCTTGCTCGACCCGAGGCACAGGCGGTAGTGACGGCCAATCGTCTCGCGCTTGCGCGGGATGCCCGCCTTGCGCGTCTCCTCCTCGATGTCCATGAGCCGCATACCCGAGGCGATCAGGGTGTCGATCTTGGCTCTGGTCGTCCGGTCGGCGCAGATGGAGCAGCGCCGCTGTGGGGTGATGGTGGCCTCATCAGGTGCAGTCATGGCGCGATGCTACCACGGCCCGTGACACGATCTGTCACAACAGGGGAGCAACATCACTCCTTGTCACTCAATGTGATTTGACAGGTCCGGTAGACCATGTCATGCTTCGCCTTGCCATCCAGTGCTTCACCAAGAAGCCGAAGGCGCAAGAACCACAGGAGAGAGCGATGCCGCTCATCAAGGTCACGTCGGGCGCACCGAACATCCCGCCCGGCACGACAGCCGCCACGCTGATCAGCCTTCGCCCGAAGGTCATCAACACGGCCGACGGCGAGAAGGACGTGCTGGAGTGGACGTTCAGCACCGACAACGGGGAGATCAGCGCGATCTCGTCGCTCAACACCGGCCCCAAGTCGAAGACGTTCGCGTTCCTCGTCGCCCTGCTGGGCAAGGAGAACGTCAACATCGATGACGGGTTCGATGAGCCCGACCTCGTCGGCAAGCAGGCCCTCGCGTCCATCGTCATCGATGACCGGGGCTGGCCCAAGATCGACGCGCTGATCCCCATGCCGAAGGGCATGAAGGCCGGTGCGGCCCCCGCTCGCACCACCGTCGCCGCCTCGCAGGCCGACGAGGACGACCTCCCCTTCTAAGGGAGCCCACCAGACGCGGCAGGTTCCCCAGTGGAGCCTGCCGCGTCTTCATATCTGGAGAACATCATGACGTTGATCGAACGCAAGGCGTACAGGATCGCGGAAGTGGCCGACATTCTGGGCCTGAGCAAGGGGACTGTGCGTGGGTTGATCGCGCAGGGGCAGATCAGGAGCGTGAAGGTGGGGCGAAGCGTCCTGATCCTCGCTGGCGACCTCGACGCGTACGTCGAGCGCCTGCGGAAGGGCCGGTGAAACCACAAACCCCCCGAGTGAGGGCACTCAGGGGGCTCGCGGTCAGCACATCAGGCCAGCACAGCCCTCAGTAGGGCGTATGCTACTTGATCCCGGCCCTTTGCACAACCCGCGAGGGGTCCGATGACCGTCACAGAGCGCCAAGGAGCAGGCGCGGAAGGGACTCAGCATGACCAGCACACCCAAGGAGCGGTTGGAAGCCGCTCTAGCGCACGTCGAGATGGGCTTCGGGGCCTTCTCCGTGTGGTCAACCGACGACGATGGCGTCTGCAGGTGCGTCAAGGGGCGCGATTGCGTGTCGCCGGGCAAGCATCCGATCCCGCGCGACGGCTTTCAGGCCGCATCGACCGATCCTGCGATGGTCCGAGCCATGATGTCGGCCGGTTCCGAGCCCAACTACGGGCTTGTGTGGCCCGAAGGCGACGACATCGTGTTCAGTTGGGACATCGACGGCCCCGACTGGAAGGCCAAGATGGACGATCTTGCCGCCACCTTCGGCAAACTTCCCCCCACCAAGACCACCCGCACCCCTCACGGGGGCCTGCACCTGTACTACCGCTGGCCGCAGGGCGTGCCGATCCCCGACGGGAACAAGTTGCACGGCTTCATCGTGCGCTGGCCCATGAAGGGCTACGTCGTCGGACCCAAGTCGCGCATCAACGGGAAGATGTACGCGTCCGTCGGCACCGACGAGATCGCCACCCTGCCCATGCTGTACGCCGCGCATGAGCGGAAGCCGAAATCGGACGGAAATCCGTCCGTTTCCGAACCCCTCATCCGCGTCAGCGGCGAGTCCGAGGGCTACCAGTTGCCCGACCGCGTCGAGGTCGGGGGCCGTCACGATGCGATCACCGCGTTCGTGGCATCGCGCTGGAACCGTGGCCTCGTCAAGGACGAGGTCGCCGCCGCCGTGCGCGGCGTGCTGGCACCCCGGTTCGCGGAGCCGATGGACGAGGCCCGCCTCGCGGACGAGATCGACCACGCGTGGGAGACGTGCGAGCGCGGTGGGTGGGAGAAGACGTTCGGGCAGGAGGCACCGCCCAAGGTCGAGACGGAGGATGGCGAGGAGATCGTCATCGACCCACTCGCCATCGAGGCACGGATCGACAGCGTCCAGCCCATCGACTTCAAGGGCACGCTGCCGACCGGGCTGGCGATGCTCATGGATCACTTCACCCCGCTCACGGACGCGCCCTACTCGTCGCTCGCGCTCACGTCGTGCGTCGTCATGTCCGCGCTCGCGGGCACGGCCCCGTCGCTCATGTGGCGGGGCTCGCACAAGGCGGCGCTGTTCGGCGCGCTAGTCGGGCACTCGGGCTACGGCCGCAAGGGTGCGACGATGCGCGAGGTCGAGAAGGCGTTCCGTCAGGTGGACCCGCTGCTGGACGAGATCATGACCGGTGGCCTCGCGTCTGGCGAGGTGCTGGTTGACATCCTCAACGAGTCGAAGAACGGCACGCTGGGCACGTCGCTCATCTGGGAGCATGAGATGGCGAACGTGCTGATCCTCGCCACCCGCGAGGGCAACATCATGTCGGGCAACCTCCGCAAGGCGTGGGACGGTGACAGGGTCGAGTCACGCTCCCGTGCCAAGGGCAAGTCGTCGGCGTTCGGGTACAACGTCGCGTTCATGGGCGGCGTCACCCCGGCCGAGTTGGAGAAGCGCCTCACGGCCGACGACATCGCCAACGGCTGGGCCAACCGCTTCCTGTGGTTCCACAGCGAGCGCCGCCCCGGTGGGTTCAACTCGACCGCCGACCCGACGATGGACGCTGGGGTGGTGTCCTACCTGCGCGACTGCATCTCGTTCGCGCGCGGACTCGGGGGCTCGTACCTCATCAAGCCGCTCGCGACGATGACGTTCACGCCCGCCGCTCTCGCGCGCATGGAGGCGCTGGCCGTGTCGCTCGACGTGCCGCCCCTCGGCGTGATCGGGGCGATGCGGCAGCGCATGCCAGCGCACGTCGTGCGTCTCGCGATGGTCGCGGCGATCTTCGACCAGACGGCGTCGGTGGACGAGTACCACGTGGCGTTCGGTGAGGTCATGGCCGAGTACGCGGTCGAGTCGATGCGCCCGGCGTTCGGGCTGCGCATCGATGACCCCGTCGCCCTGCTGGCCTACCGCGTGCTGCAGCAGGTGCCCGACGGGTGGATGAACACCTCGACGCTGCGCGCGGCGGTCGGGGGCAAGGATCACTCGCGGGTCATGTCGGCGCTCGACGTGCTGATGAACGCGGGGCTCGTCGTCCGAGAGGACCGTCGCCCGGCTGCTGGCAGTAAGGGCGGGCGTCCAAGTGTCGGATATCGGCTGGCGTTCAATCGGGAGAAGGGGGTTTAGGGTGCTTGGGACCCCCCCCCCTTCTGTGGCACACACGCGATGTGTCACACACACAGGGTGGGGAGTACCTAGTAAGCAACCTAAACCTACTTATTACTACCTCTATTCCTACCCTACAAGGTAACTAGATGTCCAGTGAACCTATCCGATCCGACGCGGTCATGGTGTACGCGTGGCTGCGGGCCGTGCGCGGTGAAGGCGGGGCGACGGTCCCCGAGATCGCGTTCCAGTGCTTCCCCTCGCCCAGTGATGGACCCGAGTCATCGGTGCGGGCGCTCCGTCGCGTCGGTGTGACGCGGACCCTCGATGCCCTTGTCTGGCTCCGTGGTCAGGGCGTCGAGGTGCGGTGCGTTGCGGGCGTTCGTGTCACCGATGGGGACGTTGAGCCCACGCGATGGACGCTCGGGGGCTCGAGTCCTTCGCGTCACTGAGGTCGTTCGTCCCACTTTCGTGCGTGGAACTCCATCACGTCACCAGCCCATCGCACCACAAGGTGTGCAAGTGTGGGCAAGGTGAGTATTAGGGACCTCGTGTAGTCAGGGACTGCATCCCCCCCGCACGCGCCGCGATGCGTGAAGACGGGGGGGACCCGGTGGTCGGCTGCGAGCAAGACCCCCCGCCGCCCCGGCTGCAGGGCAGCGGCGCCACCCCTGCTGTTGATGCCGCCACCCATCCTCCCACCTCGCAGGGTGGGGGCATCGGTGATCGGGGGCAGGCCGTGACCCCCTCTGCCCCCGTCGGGGAGCATGGCGCCGGGCGAACCGCGCCGTTGTCCAGACATGCCCCACCCGCCACCCGCGATCCCGCCACCCGCGATCCCGCCACCCGCACCCGTGCCCCTCGCCCGTGCCCCTCACGCTCACGGCACCCCGGCCCCAGCGTTTGTAACCCAATCGCAACCTTTCTCCCACCTGCCCCCATCGCCCCACCTG